TTTACAAAAACAAAAGTTATGAAAATAGGATTTACAGGAACAGTCTCGGTTGGAAAAACCACATTAGTAAAATCGCTACAAGAATTACCTGAATTTAAACACTATAATTTTTCTACTGAACGTAGTAAATATTTACGTGATTTAGGTATACCTTTAAATACGGATAGTACATTAAAAGGACAAACAGTATTCTTAGCAGAAAGATGCAGTGAATTAATTCAAACAAACGTTATAACGGATAGAACAGTAATAGATGTTATGGCATTTACACTCAATGCTCAATCAATTGACATCGCAGATAAACACGGATTTGAAGAATATGCTTCTCGTTTTATTGATGAATATGATTGGATATTTTATGTAAGCCCATCAGGTGTAGGTATTGAAGATAATAATGTACGTACTACAGATGCTGAATATCGTAAACAAATAGATAAAACAATTAAACATTTATGTTCTTTAAATTTAGACCGTATCCAAAATTTTGGTATTATAACGGGTTCTAATGAGGATAGAATCAGACAAATACAATCTTATTTAAATTTGTAATATTTATAATAAAACTCTACATAAATGAAACGCAAAGACTTATATAAATACATTCGTACTGAAATTATTAATGAATTAACTGAGGATGCAACAGCAATGGTAACTAGCAAAGCTGGTACTAAATCAGTATCATATAAAAATCCAACAGAATTAGATGCTTTAAAAAGAGATTCTAATGTATCAAGTATTACTACTACAGCAGGTCAAAAAATTAAAGAGGCTCGTAAAGGTAGTAGTATCAAAGCTGGTGAAAATTTTGCTGCTATTAAAAGTGCATATGCCGGTAGTATAATTGAAAGAATTTTAAATAAAATTGAAGAAGCAGGTGATGCAGGTGTAACACCAAAAGAAATAATGGTGGCTGTAGGTATTAAAGCCCCATCTCAATTAAATCCAATAATGAGAGAACTTATGGAATTAGGTGCTATTTCAGGTCCACCTCCAAGAGAAGAAGCTGAACCAGAAGAAATTACACCTGAAGATGATTTAGCAAGTATCGGCATTCCAAAAGTAACTGACAACCCAGAAGATAAAGAAGTAGATGACGATGAATTAGTTGTAGCGGATGATGAATATTACAAATCAGAAGAGGAAGAAGATTCAACTGAAGAAGAACCTAAAGTAATAGATATTAAAGCTGCAGATAAAGAAGCTGAAAAAGTAGTAGGTGGAAACTCAAATGCTAAAAAATTATCTCCTGCAGATGAAGAAAAATATACTAAACTTAAAGCCGGTATAATAGCAAAAATAACAAAAATCAAAAAATTACCAGTGGCAAAACGAGTAACATCAGATGACTTTAAAATTTTAAAACAATTAATTGCTAGAGAAGATGTTAAAAAATTATTTAAAGATAAAGGTGTTAGTTTAAAAAATGTAGTTTCAGATGTAATGTAATATGAAGAAAAATAAATTTTATTTTATTATTATTTTAATTTTAATCATTATCATTTTTTTACAAAAATGTATTGGTGATGGATTAGGTAGAAAAGATAAAACTATTCATGATACTATTACTACTATAGATACATCATATATTACAATTACTAAAGAGATTCCAAAATATACTCCAAAATGGAATATAAAAATACAATATACTCACGATACAATTAAAGTAATTGATACAGCATATGTAATAGGAGATTATTATTCTACATATGTTTATAAAGATTCATTAATAACAGATACTTTAAAAGTATACATAAATGATTCTATATCTCAAAATAAAATTAAAATAAGAGATATAAAATATAAAATTACATTACCTATAGTAACTATTACTAATAACATAACTAAAAGAAGAAATGAATTTTATTATGGATTTAACATAGCAGGCGAAAAATCAGGAATAAATAGTTTTGGCCCAGAATTAATGTTAAAAACAAAAAACAGTTCAGCATATGGAATTGGGGTTGGATTAAATAGAAATTTCCAACCAATAATAAGTTTTAAAATGTACTGGAAGATAGGAAAAAAATAAATGTCACAAGATTTAAAACAAATAATAAGAGATGAATATATTCTTTGCGCAAAGGATCCAAGTCACTTTATGCGTAAGTACTGTAATATCCAACATCCTCAACGCGGGCGAGTTATATTTAATTTATACCCGTTCCAGGCTAAAGTATTAAATCTATGGAAAGAAAATCAATATTCTATAGTACTAAAATCTAGACAGTTAGGTATATCAACATTAGCAGCAGGATATTCTTTATGGTTAATGACTTTTCATAAAGACAAAAACGTACTTTGTTTAGCTACCAAGCAGGAAACTGCTAAAAACATGGTAACTAAAGTAAAATTTATGTATGACAATTTACCATCATGGTTAAAAGTACCACATGAAGAAAATAATAAATTAACATTAAGATTAACTAATGGATCACAAGTTAAAGCGGTATCAGCAGCTGGTGATGCAGGTAGATCTGAAGCAGTATCTTTATTAATAATAGATGAGGCTGCATTTATTGAAAATATCGAACCAATTTGGGCCTCAGCTCAACAAACCTTAGCTACAGGTGGTGGAGCAATTGTATTATCAACTCCATTTGGTACAGGTAACTGGTTCCATAAAACATGGGTTGAAGCAGAATCTCAAAATAATGACTTTTTACCAATTAAATTACCTTGGTATGTACATCCAGAACGAGATGAAAGTTGGAGAAAAGAACAAGATAGAAAATTAGGTGATCCTAGATTAGCAGCTCAAGAATGTGACTGTGACTTTACAACATCTGGTGATGTAGTATATTATCCTGAACATCTTGAATATATGAGTACTACTCATGTAGTTGATCCAATGGAAAGAAGAGGAGTAGATAGAAATTTATGGATATGGGAATCCCCAGATTATACAAGAAATTACATAGTATCAGCTGACGTTGCTAGAGGAGATGGAAAGGATTATTCAGCATTCCATATATTTGATTTAGAGACTAATGCACAAGTAGCTGAATATAGAGGACAAATATCCCCTAAAGAATTTGGATATATGTTAGTAGGTATAGCTACCGAATATAACGAAGCAATGTTAGTAGTTGAAAATGCAAACATTGGTTGGTCGACATTAGACTCAATTATAGAAAGAGGATATAGAAATCTATATTATTCATCTAAGGGTGACTCTTCAGCTTCTGATTCGTATCTTAGTCAATATGAAGATCAATCAAAAATGACACCTGGTTTTACTATGTCATTAAGAACTCGCCCATTGTTAATTAACAAAGGAAGAGAATATTTTGGTGATCACAGTGTTATACTTAGATCAAAACGTTTAATAGAAGAAATGAAAGTATTTATTTGGAGAAACGGAAGAGCAGAAGCACAATCAGGGTACAATGACGATTTAGTTATGTCTTACAGTATAGCAATGTACGTTAGAGATACAGCATTAAAGAATAAACAACAAGGAATAGAATTAACTAAAGCAGCAATAAACAATATATCAAGACCAAATCAACAACAAGGGGCTTACTTCGCATCGGGAAAGGATAATCCATACTCAATGACTGTAGGCAACAATCAAAGTGAAGATATTTCTTGGTTACTCTAAAAATAAAAAATGGCAAATACAGACATATTTTCAAGACTAAAAAGATTATTTTCAACAGATGTAATTATCCGAAATGAGGGTGGAAACGACATTAAAGTAATTGATGTTAACTCTATTCAAAATAGTGGCCAATATCAAACTAACTCATTAGGTGATCGATATAGTAGAATTTATTCTCAAAACGCTACTTCACTTTATGGACAACAATTAAATGTCAATTATCAGTACTTAAGAGCACAATTATACTCTGATTATGACGTAATGGATACTGATGCTATTATAGCTTCAGCATTAGATATCATCGCTGATGAATGTTCATTAAAGAATGAAATGGGTGAAGTATTACAAATTCGTAGTTCAGATGAAGATATACAAAAAATATTATACAACTTATTCTATGATGTTTTAAATATAGAATTTAACATGTGGTCATGGGTTAGACAAATGTGTAAATATGGAGATTTTTTCTTGAAATTAGATATTTCAGAAAAATTTGGAGTATATAATGTTATTCCTTACACTGCATATCATATCATGCGTCAAGAAAATTATGATATAAAAAATCCACAATCAATAAGATTCAGATTTAGTCCAGATGGTTATGTTGGTGGTACAGGACAATTTACAGTTCCTAATCAACAATTTGACGAAACAAATGGTATATATTTTGATAATTTTGAGATGGCTCATTTTAGATTATTAACGGATGTTAACTACCTTCCCTATGGTCGTTCATATCTTGAACCAGCTCGTAAATTATTTAAACAATATACATTGATGGAAGATGCTATGTTAATTCATAGAATTTCCCGTGCACCTGAAAAACGTGTATTTTATATAAATGTTGGTGCTATTCCTCCTAATGAAGTAGAAAACTTTATGAAGAAGACAATCACTACAATGAAAAAAACTCCATATATGGATCATCAAACTGGTGAATATAATTTAAAATACAACATGCAAAACATGTTAGAAGATTTTTACATCCCAGTTCGTGGTAATGACACATCAACTAAAATTGAAACAACCAAAGGTTTAGAGTATGATGGTATTAAGGATGTTGAATATTTAAGAGATAAGTTATTTGCTGCCCTTAAAGTACCTAAAGCATTTATGGGTTACGAAAAAGATTTAACTGGTAAAGCAACATTAGCAGCTGAAGATATTCGTTTTGCTCGTACAATTGACAGAATTCAACGTATTATATTATCTGAATTAAATAAAATAGCATTAGTACATTTATATACTCAAGGCTTTATTGGTGAATCATTAACTAATTTTGAAATTTCATTAACAACTCCATCAATTATTTACGATCAAGAACGTATTGCGTTAATGAAAGAAAAAGTCGATTTAGCTAAAAATATTATGGAAGCCCAATTATTACCAACTGATTGGATATATCACAATGTGTTTCACTTTAGTGAAGACCAATTTGATGAATATAGAGATTTAATATTACAAGATGCTAAACGCAAATTCAGATTGGGTCAAGTAACTGAAGAAGGTAATGATCCATTAGAAACAGGTAAATCTTATGGTACACCACATGATTTAGCTTCATTATATGGTAAAGGTAGAACAATATCTGACCCAGGAAATGTACCAGCTGGATATGAAGATGATACTACTTTAGGACGTCCTGAAAAAAAAGTGTCAAATATTAATACACAAGATAATGTATTTGGTAAAGATAGATTAGGTAGAGATTCAATGAAAAACGATGATCAACAAAAATATAATGGTAAAATTAACGAGAATGCTCAAATTACATATCTAAAAAATAAACAATTCTTAACTGAATTGGATAAAAAATTAGTATTTCAAACTGATAAAGCTAAAGAATCATTGTTAGATGAAAATCGACTTTCATAGTCGATAAAAATAATTCTACAATATATAAAAATTTTGCGTTTAAATCCAAAAATTAACATATGTATAATAAAAATAACTATTTAAATGCTAATAAAACATTCTAAGTACAAAAACACGGGCATTTTATTCGAATTGTTAGTAAGACAGATTACAGCAGATACATTATCTGGTAAAAATTCTGAGGCAACTAATATATTAAAGAAACACTTTAGCAAAACAGAATTAGGCCGTGAATACAAATTATATGATAGTTTACTTAAACGCACTAATTTGTCAGAAGGTAAAGCAGAACTTATAATTAACACAGTATTAGAAAGTGCTAAGCAATTAAATCGTACGTCGCTTAAAAAACAAAAATACAATTTAATTAATGAGATTAAAAAACATTACAATTTAGAAGAATTTTTTAAAACCAAACTTCCAAATTATAAATCTCATGCCGCAATTTATACGTTAATTGAGTCATATAGTGATGGTAAAAACGTATCTCATGAACAAACTATAACTAATAAATTAGTATTATTAGAACATATATCTGCATCTCCTAAAGTAACAAAATCAACAGATACATTTATGAATGAATTTGCTAAGGAAGATAAAGATACTCGAATATTAACTTATAAAATATTATTAGAAAAATTCAACTCTAAATACTCAGATTTTAGTAATAATAAAAAATCCATTCTTAAAGAATTTATTAATAGTGTAGATAACACAAATAAATTAAAAGAATTTTACAATTCTAAAATTAATGAAATTAAAAGTGAACTTGTTACATTAAATAAAAAAACCAAAAACCAAATTACTAAAATTAAAATAAATGAAGTATCTACACTTTTGGTTAAATTAGATAAAAATGATAAAGTAACTAACGATCAATTAGTAAATTTACTTCAACATTGTGATTTATTAGAAGAACTACATTTAATTAATGGAAAATAAAGAACCAACAGGATTTGAATTTAGCGACCCAAAAACTGACACAGAAACAGGTAAAATTTCTTGGGATGTTAAGTACAAAGCTGATTATGCATTAGTATATAAAAGATTTAAGGAACTTAATAAAGTACTTAAGGATTTTACAACATATGATGAAGTTAGAAAAGATCTTAAATTAATGGAAATTAATAAGTGGTTTAATACTTTATACAATACATTTAGAACTCACCTCAGAAGAGAATATCCAAACCAATATAAACAACTACAAACAATAGATGAAAATCTAGTTAAAGAACTTGTTCGTAAAGCATTAGAAGAAGAAAGTGCTACTGGAGCGGGTGCAGGTGCTGGTTCATTTACACCAGGTGAAGGAGCTCAATATGCTACTAAATATGCATATAATCCAAACAAAAAAGCTAAAGGCGCTGAAAATATTTATTACTATAAGTTAGGTTTCAAACCAGTTAATACTAAAAATTTAGATGAAAATGAAGAATCATCACAATCATATGTTGATTCATTAAATTTGTCAGATCCAGCTTTAAAACAATTCGTAGACACTAGAATAACAGATTTTGATAAAATAGAAGATAAGATAAATACTTTACTTCCATTACTAAAAAAGGCTAAAACTGAAACAATGGAGTATTACAAAATATCTCCTGATTTTAAAATTAAATACGGTACGGATTTAGCAGTAGATTACTTAGACGACTTAATAACATTATTTAAAGACAAAAAATAAAATGGCAACATTACAAGAACACTACAACCAAATTAACGAAGGTAAAGGAAACAAAGCTCAGTTTTTAAAACAAGCTAGAGAATTATTCCCTCAACACTTCAATCAATATTCTGACTTTAATACAGTTACAAACGTATTAAAATCTAAACAAATCATCAGTGAATCAAAAACTAATGTTGTCACTAAAGGATTTGATATCTACGATTGGAAAAAAATATTAGCTGAAGAAGTTAAAGCAGAAGAAAAAACAACATCTAAAGGTGTTATTGATACTCAAAAACATGCTTACGATAACGTAGACATGAAAAATGCTGATAATATTAACTTCAATGAAATCATGAAAGGATTTTATGCTGAGTTAAAAGATCCAAAAAACCACGATAAAACTGGTGATGAAATTAAAGCTATGGTTGTTAAAAACTTAGGTAAAGATATTTTACACTATACTAAAGATGGTATGTTTGGTGAAAAGGGATTAGGATTTACTACTGAAGCTCCAGGTTTAGGTACTCCAAAAGAACCTAAAGGTAAATTTAAATCGTCAGGATATGGTGATTTAGATACTGAAGTAAAAATCAAAGAACTAAAATCAAATGTTCAAGACTCATTAGGTGATAAAGAAGCAGAAACTTCAATGCCTAAAAAAGTTAAAGAAATGTCTGTAACTCCTCAAAATTCAGCTGGCGTTAAAAAAATGAAAATGCCTGGTGCTGAAAAAACGATGAAGTTGCAAGAAGGTGTAATTAATGAAAACGAAGCAGTTTATGATCAAATAGCCGATTTAGAACATGATTTGATGTTAGCTAAAAATGATGAACATAAAGCTGAAATCGAAGCAAAAATCAAATCATTAGAAGCAGAATTATTAAATGAAAATGATGAAGATGATGATTTATTTAATACTAGAAAAGAAGCAGAAAAATTAGCAATGGATTTATCTCGTTTTAAGAAAAACGAAATTTATTATGTTGAAGAAGAAAATGGTAAATATAAAGCTGTAGAAAGTATGTATGACGAACCACCAAGAGGTGTATATTTTCAAAATGGAAATAGAAAAGGAGGCTCATACATGCCATCACCAGGAAATGACCCAAGAAATGTAGATGAATCTAAATTACGTTCTGTAATTAAATCAATGATTAAAGAATCATTAAATAAATAATATGAAACCATTACTTATAGAAGTTACCCCATTTGCTATATCACCACAGTCTCTTAATGAGTCTCGTGATAGAGTATCTGGTAACCCATTAGTTGAAGGTATATTAGCTACGTGTGAAGTAAAAAACGGAAACGGTAGATATTATCCAAAAGAGTTATGGGATCGTGAAATTGATAAATACAATGTTTTGGTTAGAGAAAATAGAGCATTAGGTGAATTAGATCATCCCGACTCTCAAATCATTAACTTAAAAAACGTATCTCACAACATCAAGAAACTTTGGTGGAAAGGGGATAAAGTAATGGGAGCAATTGAAATACTACCTACACCATCAGGAAACATCTTAAAAGCACTTATTCAAAGTGGTATTAGCGTAGGTGTATCATCTCGTGGAATGGGTAGTTTAAAACAAGTGGGTGAAGTATTAGAAGTACAAGATGACTTCGAATTATTGTGTTGGGATTTTGTTTCAACCCCATCTAACCCAGGTTCATATATGACTCCATTAAATGAAGGTAAAACAACAACATTAAATCCATATAATAAAGTAGATTCTATTATAACAGAAATACTTTGTTCGAATGGGTCTTGTCCAATATTTTAACCCCCTCTATATAGTATATTTAGGCCAAAGCGTTCCCTTAAAAAAGGAGCGCTTTTACTTTTTCTGCGTTTTTGATATATTTGCATATATGTATATTAGAATGTGCCCAATTTTATGAGGCGCTAAATTAATAAAACTTATTACGCTTCGAAGATTCCTTCACATTAAGCGTATTTCCAACAAAAACAAATTAAGGAAAAAATGGCAACAAACAGAGACTTGCTTGCAGAAGCAATCGCAGATGCTAAGACTGTTAAAGCAACAGCAATCGCAAATGCAAAAGCTGCTTTGGAAGAAGCATTCACTCCACATTTGACTCAAATGCTATCAGCTAAACTCCAGGAAATGGATTTAAATGAGTCAGAAGATGTAGATGCAGCAGACAATGCAGCAAATTCTATTGGTGATGATGAAGTTACTTTAGAAGAACTTTTAGCTGAATTAGAATCAGATGATGATTTAGTAAAAGAAGCAAAAGATGAAGAAGAAGAAACTGAAGAAGAAGATGAAGAATCTGAAGAAATGTCTATTGAAGACATGGATGAAGATGATTTAAAATCATTCATTGAAGACGTTATTAAAGACATGGTTAAAGCAGGGGAACTTGAGGCTGGTCATGAAGGAATGGAAAACGAAGAAGGCGCTGAAAAACCAGAAGCTGAAGATGAAGAATCTGAAGAAGAAGGTGAAGAAGAAGAAATCGACGTTGACGCATTACTAGAAGAAGAAGGAATAGAAAAAGAAGTTACTTTAGACGAACTTTTAGCTGAGCTAGAAGGAGGTTTAGATAAAGAAACAGAAGTTGAAAACGAAGAAATGAAAGCAGAATTAGAAGAAGCTATGGCTACAATCGCAATTCTTAAGAAAGATCTTAACGAAATCAATTTACTAAACGCTAAATTACTTTACACTAACAAAATCTTCCGTAACAAATCTTTAACTGAATCACAAAAAGTTAAAGTGTTAACTGCTTTTGACAAAGCAACATCTAAAAAAGAAGTTGAATTAGTTTATGAAACTTTGAGCGAAGGATTAAAAGTATCTACTATTAGTACTAAATCACCAATCAAAGAATCATTAGGTTCAGCATCAAAAGCTTTAGGTAGTGCAGTAGCAAAACCAATTATTGAAAACGATGCTTTCGCACGTATGCGTGAGTTAGCAGGATTAAAAAAGTAAAAACAATTAAAAACTAAAAAACAAAAAACAAAAACATGAGTTCAATTCAATCATTATTAGAATCAGCTAATCCCTGGAAATCATTACAAAGTGATGCTTCCAAATTAGCTACCAAGTGGTCTAAAACAGGCTTACTTGAAGGCTGTGGTTCAGAAGTCGACAAAAATAACATGGCGATTATCTTAGAAAACCAAGCAAAACAATTAGTAGTAGAAACAAGTCAAACCGGCGCAGGTTCATCAGCAGGTAGCTTTACAGTAGGTCAGTCAGAAAACTGGGCTGGTATTGCTTTACCAATGGTACGTAAAGTATTTGGTTCAATCGCAGCTAAAGAATTCGTTTCAGTTCAACCAATGAATTTACCATCAGGTCTAGTGTTCTTCTTAGATTTCCAATACGGAACAACTAAAGATCCATTTACTTCTGGTAACTCTTTATATGGTGCTAAAAACGCAACTGGTCAATTTCCATTCCAATCAACTGGTACAACAGGTGGTTTATATGGTGCAGGTCGTTTCGCATATTCTACTAACCAATTCTCAGCTTCAGTTGCTAGTGTAAACACAACTGGTTCTTGGGCAATGGTAGGATTTGATTCAGATTTATCAGCTTCTGCTGCTAGAAATGAAATCAAAGCTTTAACAGTATCTACTGCAAGTTTAACAGCATTTGACCCAGATGCAGTTCGTGCATTTATCATCACTTCAGGTTCTGTAGCTGTAGCTGATAACTTACAAGCATTCACTACTTATAACTACACTGCTGGAACAATTACATTCTATGTAACTGCTTCTACTGCTGAAGTTGCTGCTTCTGCTTCTATGGTAGTTGAGTATAACAAAATTACTGCTGATAATAATCGTGGTGACTTTGAAGATACTGCTGCTACATCTTTCTCTGTACCAAATGCTAACAGTGCATCTACAATCGTTATCCCTGAGATCAACATTAAAATGCAATCACAAGCAATTGTTGCTAAGACTAAAAAGTTAAAAGCTGTATGGACTCCTGAGTTCGCACAAGATTTAAATGCTTACCAAAACATCGATGCTGAAGCTGAATTAACTAACGTAATGAGTGAATACATTTCAATGGAAATTGATTTGGAGATCTTAGATATGTTAATTGAAGATGCAGCTGCTGCAACTGAATATTGGACAGTATTAAACAATGGTGTTTATAACCCAACTAATGCTAATGGATTTGATTTTCCAAGTTCAACTAGCCAAACAGGATTCTATAACACTCAAGGTGCTTGGTTCCAAACTTTAGGTACTAAAATGCAAAAAGTAAGTAACAAAATTCACCAATTAACAATGCGTGGTGGTGCTAATTTCTTAGTATGTTCTCCAACAGTTGCTACTGTTTTAGAATCTATCCCAGGATTTGCTGCTAGCACAAATGGTGATGTTGCTAACATGGAATATGCAATGGGTGTACAAAAAGTTGGTGCTATCAACAACCGTTACACAGTATACAAAAACCCATATATGACTGAAAACGTTATTTTAATGGGCTTCCGTGGTAAACAATTCTTGGAAACAGGTGCTGTTTTTGCTCCATACATTCCATTAATCATGACTCCATTAGTTTATGATCCGTCAACATTCACTCCACGTAAAGGTTTAATGACTCGTTACGCTAAGAAGATGTTACGTCCTGAGTTTTATGGTAAAATTTATGTTAGTGGTTTAAATAGCCTATAATTATAAATTAACATAATTTCTAAAGATAGCCGAGCCTGTAAGCTCGGCTATTTTTTTTCATTGGTTGTTTAATATTTATCAATAAAAGCTATGTTTCAAAATTCAAACGAAGAAGTTTTTCAAAACAAAAAGAAACCTAAAGGTCCTATTAAATTCAAAATTGAACTTAATTCTGAGCAAAAAGAAGCAAAACAAGTAATATTGGATTGCCCAGTAGTATTACTAAAAGGGATGGCTGGTAGTGGTAAAACATTAGTCGCATGCCAGGCAGCATTAGATTTAGTTTTTAAAAAGGAAATGGATAAAATTATTATCACAAGACCTACTGTATCTAAAGAAGAAATTGGATTTCTACCAGGCGATTTAAAAGAAAAAATGGATCCATGGTTAGCCCCAATTTATGCCAATTTATATCTATTGTATGATAAAGAAAAAATCGATAAAATGGTTTTAGAAAATCAAATCGAAATAGTACCATTTGCATTTATGAGGGGTAGAACGTTTCCTAATGCGTTTGTAATCGTTGATGAATGCCAAAATATAACACACTCACAAACTGAAATGATGTTAGGTCGTTTAGGTAAAGGAGGCAAAATTGTATTTTGTGGTGATTTGGCTCAAGTCGATTTAAAAAGCAAAAAAGATTCTGGTATTGGATTTTTCCCACGACTAGAAGAACGAATTAAAGGTGTAAAAATTATATCTTTAAAGAAAAATCATAGACATGAAATAGTAGAGGAAATATTAAAAACATACGAAGAATTTAGAGACTAATAAAACAATAAATAAAACAATAAATGAAAACACTAATTTACTTTAACAGACCAGATTGTCCTGAAAATATGGGCATAAGTCAATTAACAGATGATTTACAACAATTTTTAGCAGAGAGATCATCAATTATTATTAATCCTATTATTGATGAGAATATTCTTACTTTTGATAAACCAGAAACTGAAGGAGAATTATTTAACAGAGGATACGCTATTTTAACTGAAACTCCTGACGATTTTCAAAACTAGTATTAGTAACTAGAATTAATCTGTAATATTTATAATAAAAATACTTACATGGCAGCAGGAAGATATTCATTTACTATAGAACAAGGATCAACCCTAAATTTAGAATTACAATATAAAGATAGCAATGGAAACCCCATTGACCTTACAAATTATAGTGGGCAAATGCAAATTCGCCCTACTATAGCTTCATCTACTGTTTATATAACTTTAAGTAGTTCATTAGCAGCAGATGGAACTGGATTAAATTTTAGTGGTTCTAACGGATCAACTCCTCCAATTTCGGGTTCAATAGGAATATATATCTCAGCTGCTTCTTCTTCTTTATTAAATTTTGATACTGGAGTATATGATTTAGAATTATATTCAGGAAGCTTTGTATCAAGAATTTTAGAAGGTCAAGTAAAATTATCACTTAACGTTACTAGATAATGTCAAATAATAATTGTATAGGACCTACAAACATTATTCCTAACAACAACCAAGTTGTATTGTTAGACAATAATAAAAGTATAACAGTAATAGATAATAATTGTTGTACTAATGTTGATGTTACTCAACCAATAACTTCTGTAGTACAAGTACTAACAGGTCCTTTAGGACCACAAGGTCCTTCTGGCTCAATTGGTCCTTCTGGTTCACAAGGTCCTTCTGGTTCACAAGGTCCTTCTGGTTCACAAGGTCCTTCTGGCTCAATTGGTCCTTCTGGTTCACAAGGTCCTATAGGTCCATCTGGTTCTTCTGCTCCATTTACTTATATAGGAAATAACATTTGGAATACTACAAGCAGTATTCAAGTTACAGGTTCATTTGTTATAAGTGGTTCAAACACATTTAGAAATATTGGATTAGCTGAATTTACTGGCTCAGTAAATATATTAGGAAATCAAACCATAAGTGGATCGATTTATTTAGGTAGTGGTAGTATTATTAACGAAAGTGGTAGCAACCTAGTACTTACACCACCAACAGCACTTCCCGGACAGAGTTTAGTTATTCGTCCTACTGTTTCGACATGGTCAATAACTTCAAGTGGTTTCATTGTATATGGAGATCCTATTACAGTCTCAATAAACTGTCTAGGAAATACAAGCGGTTTAGGTATTGGATATTTTGGTACACTTAATTATGAAATTACAGGTACAGGAGTAACTCAACAATCATTAGGTCGTCCATTAATTGGTCAAGCTACTTTCCAGCAAGGTCAAGCTGTAGAAGATATTATTTGGACTATACCTTCTAATAGTAGTATTACTGATTTTACACTTACAGTAACATCAGTTGCAGGAACTTATTTATCTGCAGGACCTGGGTATACTGGAAGCACAACATTATATTATAATTTTGAAGCCAATGGATTGCCTAACGGTACATTT